TCAAGTTACGTTGTAGTGCCAATGACTCTAAGGGTATTCCAGCAATTCAACAGATTTCTAAACAGCTATTGCTAACTGTTCGTGGCTATACTTACAGGCTAATAAGTTTGTTAACCACGCAACACCACGACTTCTTCCGAAGTCTGTTGGTATTTTACCGCGCATTTCTTCTGGGCAGGCAATCGCTTCGGCAACAGTATCTTCACCGAAGAAATAAGCCCAGTTTGATTTAGCGTTAGCCCATACGCCATCGGCACCGGATGTACCGGAAGCAGGTTCTTTGGCGATATTGGTTTGCTCGATAAATCGAACCCCTTCATAGCGTCCGATTTCACCGTTCAAAATCATTTGAAAACCGGCGTCAACGTATTGATGCACAGATTCAAGATCGTTTTTAAATGTGCGGAACGTAGTCGGGTGAGCGATACACATATAGTCATCGTTCATGTACGAAGGAATATTGCGTTCCTTCATGATGTCCACAATGGCTTTAACGTGATCTTTACCCAAAGCAACGTTATTAACATCGTTGGCGATGCTATTAGTCGTTAGCGTAACCGCTGTAGTTGAAGATGCGGACGATACGCGCAGTGGTGTTAAGTTGAATTGCGCGTGAGCTGCAATATCGAATGCTTTTTTAGCATCGTTTTTGAGAACTTTGTTAATGATTTCAGAAACAGGTTGTTCCGATAAATCATCAAGCTTTTGCGTGAACGGTACGCTGTTGCCCATTTCGGTAATGGTCAACGTGCCTTGTGTGATTGTAAAATTTGTTTCCGGCATCACTTGATTTTCATTCAATGTGGTGCCTTGCGTAACTACATCGGAAAACACGTTCCAATGGAACTGATCCCCTTTGTTTTTTCCTTGCTGTGTTGCGTCTTTTGCATCGCAGAATTGCACTCTGTTACTTTTTAGACCTACTTTCATAGGCGGGACATCATTTCTGTGTCCTCTCATTGTCGCCAATGAGGTCAGCACTATATCACCAAGTAAATACATTACTTGCCTTACGTGTAGTCGTTGAGGGTTCCACATGCCATTTGAGTTCGCTTCTATATTTTTGGTGCATTTCCTGGAAATACTCCGTATTAATATAATCTACACTTTTAGCATTCCCGCCTTTAGGCATTTTCTGAACGAATTTTATTAAATTCATTACTGCTGATGCCTGTGCTTGTTTATTAACAAGAAAAGGAAATACTAACTCCAGCACTTTTAAGCATGATCCTTGGCTTGCAACTTCTATATGAAGCTGGTTTAACCATTCAGGGTGTTGTCTTTTAACGTTTTTAATATGATAAAAGAAAACAATATTATTTTCTTTGTAGATTTCTGAGATTCTTTCAATCATTCGTATATCGCTACTTGCTATTCTAATTTTGGGACTAAAATAACTTTTGCCATTGCTAGCTTTTTTAGTGCTTGCTTGAATGTTTCCCTCTCCATCTATAATCCCTGCTAACCATCCTATGTGGCCTTCCCTGCTGATTGACCGCAACGCTGCATTTTCACACTTTGGTAGCATCGTATTCTCCGGTTATTCCAGCATATAGTAAGGTTTTAGTTCCGCCTAATCTTAACGGAACTTCACCAAGGGCTGAACCGCTTGGCGAAGTTTCTTTGACAAATTTAGCGAATACATGTATCCGCCAAGGGTATTTGTACCCCATACTTGACCTGACATAAATAAAACTCCTGCACTATCTCTACGGATAGTAAATTACTGGGATCACATCGCCTCACGGCGGGTTAATTAGTAATTAAATGGGGAGACCTCTGGCTTTCCTCATGTTCATTACTATGTCGGATGCAGTCTCTTCTTTTTCTGCTGGAGGTAGAGTTGACTTTTTATTTAATCGTCCTGGCTCTGCCGGGATGGATTGCTTACGCTCAAGTCTTGTCGCCATAGCATCATCATTATTGCTCTTAGGAGCAATGCCGCTGATCCAATTTTTCATCATCGTACCTGTCTTTGCAAACGCTTCTTGATACGATGTCGATTCTCTACATAAATTGTTAAATGTCGCCATTGTCATATTGAACAATGTTTCGTCACCTAACAAATCTGCATTGTCCGCTTTAAATTGATTAAATGCAGACTCATATTGTATTTGATTTACCGCTCGATTAGTCGCTACGCTTGACGCTTCCTGTAGAATCTTATCGGTATCTACTTTTGATTGCGAAATCCTATGATTACTGATTTGTTCGTCTAGTCTGTCGAACTCTTCATAATCACCTATTTCCATGGCATCTCGCCTCGCGGCAATTAGCTCATTTAAAGCTACATCATTTTTACTGTCGTGTAAACTATTTTGTGCAATTAGCTGCTCATTTAGCTGTAACCTAGCCTGCTCAATAGCCCCACGCTCTTCTTCCAGTCGTTTTTGCTCAAGCGCCGCTTGTTGCAAGCGCTTATCGGCCGACATATATTTCTGATATTCGCGTACCGTAGCTTCGATGTCGGTAATGTTTTTTTCTTCTTCAATACCATCAATCTTAACCTTGACGACCTGTTTTTTTTCTGGTTCGTCTTCAGGCTCTATCTTTTCGCCTGGATCATCCTGAAGGCTTCCAACTTCTTCAAGCAGTTCTTTTTCCCGGCTAGAGAATATTAAATCCCTTGCGGATGGTTCAGTGCTTTCCTTTTCTTCCGCTCCACTCTCTGTTTGTCCTTCTGATCCCACGATTATATTTTCGTTATCTTCATTCATTTTTTAACTCGCTCTCTGCATAATGGCCGGTTGATATGGCTTCTATAAGCCACTGTTTAAATTCGATGGCTCTTGTTGCCTGCATTTGTAATTTTAACAGCTCATTCGTTTGTGACGGCAATAATTTAATCCATTCGGCATTGGCTTGATCCAGTTCGGCGTTAGCTTTGTCCAGCAAGAATTTGCCAAGCTCTGACGATAGAAAAGCTTCTGCTTCAATACCCAACTGCGCATCTTTTAGCAGCGAATCATTCATAATCACCTTCAAATATTATCACTTACCCTTGCCGTCTCAATGCCTCTTTGCCCTGTTCGAGCAACCGGCGGATAAAGCGGGCTTGTGTTCTGCTGTGTTTCTATGCCTAAGTTTTGCGCTTGCGGCTGTGGAAAATTAGGGTCTTGCCCTGCCGGATTAGGCTGTTGATACCCTGAGTTTATCATAATCGCATCGGCGATAGGGGCCACCCCAGGCATTTGTACCACTTGAGCCCCGCCTTGCATGGCTGAGAACTGGGCCTCATTGCCAACTTTAACTTTGTTCATCCTGATTAAATCGGTTTCAGCCTTGGTTTTTTCAATCTGTGCAGCATCTAACTCAGGATTGCGTTTGTTTATTAGCTCTTGCTGTAACTGCTGTATTTGCTGTGTTAGCTGCTGTATCTGTAGATCGGAATCAAAATTAAAGAAGCGCTTGCCATCCTTGTAACCCAGCTTACCGAATACTTCCTTAACTACTTCCTCGGTATTTAACTGTTGAACCATGCTTGGGTTCAATGCAGACAATGTTTGCAGACCATAAAAGAACCGCTCAACCTGGCTTTGCGGATTTGACGCGCCAGTGCCTACATTCGCATTGATGCTGACATTGCCTGATAACATCTCGGGAATGACGGCAGTTGCACCGATGGCTTTCATTTCATCTGAAGAGGAGGCGGCTAACCTTAGAATAGTTTCGTCAGTTTCATACAATAATTCCAGTTTAACCAAATGAGTTAAAACAGGTTCAACCCAAGTTTCATTAAAAGTTTTTAACTGGTATTCGGCTACCTGGTTGGATGACTGAGCCAACATATTCATGCCGCCTACTGTTTCATTAAGCTTTCTATTAGCTTGTACACTGGAACCTGAAAACGACCCGGCAAGATCGTCAAAGTCTAGGTTTAGCCTATCCTGCTCCTGAAATGAGCTTGATGTGATGTCAGGCGTTGAGTGTACGATAACATCGGTTGCAGGGTCGTTCATTAACGTAACTGAACCCGGTATGTTTCGAGTTAGAGACCTTAAATCAACCTGCGTTCCGCGCTTAGCAAAATACCGCTTGTTCAGTGCAAATTTGACGTTATCCATTCGCTGGTTACAAACATCGTTTATTTCGTCCTGGATGTCGCTTGTTAGCTCCGGCAGACCGGACGGATGCGGTTTAAACGCTTCGATAATGCAGGAACCAATGACATAGGGGCGTTCGTTATGCCAGTAAATCTCACTTAATGGCACAGGTTCAGAGAGCAATGTTTCAGAACCTAAAGTGTAAAATACCCAGTCTTGACCGTCTTTTTTGATGATGATACGGCGCACCCAAACCACATTGTAATCCGTTGTTTGTGCGTCGTTACTGGATTTAGTGTCTGTTTTTTCTCGCGTCAACCGGGTTGAATCGTAATACTCATTACTTGCCGCCAACATGGTTTTGTCATCAACCGGCAGCCAATCGGAATAATTCCTAACGTCTTGGACATACATAGGCATCAAATGAATGATGTACGGACTAGTATTAATTGGATCAATCCAATCAGCGCCGGGATCAATCCGTATGTTCTCTGGCGGAATCAATTCGATGCAGGGTTTGTCTTTTTCTTTGTCCCAATACTGATAACTAGCCACTTCGCCGTAAATTTGCGCGGTTTGATAAGCTCCGATCAGCGTATGAAACCACGGAATTGATCGGCCTTTGCTTTTTTTGTTTAGCCGTTGCTTAATGAGACCCGTGGCGATTTCGGCAGTCAATCTGTCGATTTGACTGTCCTCATTTTCCGCTACTATCGATATAATGTCCTCTGTCGCCATATATGCCACGGCAGCGGCGGCCTCGTTTTTTCTAACAACGGCGCGTGTTCTTGGGCGAAATAACTTTGATTTGCCGTATTCATCCGTTTGATACTTAGAGTCAGTGCGATGCTTACCTTGCCATTGGCGTAAATTCTTTTCCCACTGCGGTCTTAGATAGGCGTCCAGATAGGGTTTGCTGGAATGGTATGCGTCATTGGCTAACGCTAACCAGTCTATTGTCGGTTCTTCGGCCTGGTCATCAATCATGATTGGATCGCCTCGCCTTTAAAATCATACTGAATATCAGACATTTCACTCTCATTAATGCCACGTCTGGATAATCTGTAACGCTCCAGTATTTCACCGCCGGCGCGAATAACCAGCCTCATTCCAGGATCGGTTGACATATCGTCCATTTTGAGAATAAACCCTAGTTTGCCTGATAATTTTAAATTCCTGACCTGTACCAACCCTGTTTCAACATTCGCCGTCACTGCCCAGGCATGGCCAGGATAGTGCTTGTTTAAGCATTCTGCGACTTCTTTTGCTATAGATTGATTAGCCAGATCGATTTCACTCATAGGATTTTGTTTTATCTACTTTGTCCTGAAATTTGCGCTTACCGTTGTTGAATTCGTAGCCGATTACGGGTTTTTTGTCGGCATTGGGGCCGTCGGCGATAAGCACTTCTTGCCTGAACGTGTGGCTTTTAAATGTGGGGGCTTGAACTGTCATAAAAACGCATCTTCTGGGTATAGGTCATATTCTTGATAATGGATGATAGGCGGTAATGCTGCATAAAATGATAAACTCAATGCGTCGGCGGCATCCGGTGACGATAGCCCGCGCTTTTTCATATCCTCTTTTTTCTCTAGTTGCATTCTCATTTTAATATCATATCCGTATTCAATGCCGATTAAATCGTCCCGTAAATCCCTATCGTCCGGTATATCGGCAGTATCTAACCATTGCCGCATTCTATCCCACATTTCAGCCCGCTTGTTCAACCATTCGAGCGGGTCTAGTGGCGTCGCGCCAAAGGCTATCGATCCAACCCTATTGCAATAAACAAGTTCGTGCAATCGCTCCACTAGCTCTGCGCCGCCGCCAGCATCGACAAACATCATATCAGGCTTGCGGCCAGCAATAGGGCATATCGTGTCTAGGAGCGCCTTACAGATCGCTACCGACTTACCCAGCGTATCGACCTCATCCTCTACGTAGCTTTTAACGCCGTACATCTTGCGACCCTGGCGCCGGATAACCGAGAACCTGTCGCCACCCCTCGAAGGGTCTACGCCAACAATCAGCGGGCCGGCGCCGTTTACTTTATTCTTGCGTGCGCGCATTACCGCATCAGGGAGAATTAACCCGTCTCTGCCCGATATCTGGAAGGCTTCGGCAGCGTTAAACGGGTATTCTTGCTTGAATGCTCGCTCGCCGTTAGTGCCATTGGATGACAGCTCGGCTATTTTGACGCGGCGCCAGTAAATTTGGCCGTCGGTGAGCTCGTATTGCTCTTTGAGCGTTTCCTCTTCTTCGCTGAGCTCGAAGTCTTTGGGCGGCTCTTTGCTGTATTCGCTTTGCCAGTACCAAGGCACAAAGATGGCGATGTATTCGCTTTCCCCCGCTTCGGCCTTTTTCCACTGCTGGTGATAGAAGTTGCCCATCCCGTTAGCCGTAGACTCCAGAATAATTTCTGTGTCATCTGCATCAGGAACGGCCTGCATCACCCCCTTAACATGTTCATCGGCATTGGGCCAGAAGGCAACCTCGGAGCCGTGGAAGTTTTGAATGGTTGACCCGCGACCTACCGCCTTATTACCGGCTGTCCCTACTTTGTAATCGCTATCCAGCTCCTCGAATATGAGCTCCCTGGAATTATCACCGCTAACGGCAGGCCTTACGAACTCAGGGCAATTTTGATGGTAGCGGCTGACCATGGCAAATAGATTGGATGTAGCTTCGGCCTCGTGCGTAAGGATGAATGTCCGAATACCTTTCCGATGAGTGGTGCGCCAATAGAATCGGCCCTCAACTAGCGTGCTGCATCCCTGTTGCCGCCCCTTGAGAATGATTGCGCGAACCTTGCCTATCTTGGCTCGCTGCTCCTCTAGCCTTTGATGAATATAGGCCTGGGCATCGTTTAACGTGAATGGCAGGACTTCGCCGGCCTTGGTGCGGATAAACAGACAATTGCGCGCATAGAACTCAAAATCATCTTTGAGCCGTTGCCGCTTAGCTATTGCAGTTGCTTCAGCCATTCTTCGTGGGTTACCTTGAGCTCTCCGCTCATAATCACTGCCTGAGCGGCCTTACCGTCTAAGCGGTCGCCTAACTCTTTAATAGCCCACTGCTCGCCATTAGCGGCTAAGGTTAACAGCATTTCTGCCGCCGCTCTAAGTCGGTTGGCATCATCTTGAGCAATCGCTCTACGAACAGCTGCATCCCATAACCGCTCATTGCCACCAACTGCATTTTTGTTGCCCAGCGGGGCTCCTCGTTTAGCCATTTGTGTCAATTCCAACTATTTGGATGGTCAACTATTTGACAGATGCGGGTGGCGCAATTCTGCCACTGCCTTCCCGCCCAATCAGGGCTTAATTCAGTGAATTCAACAATGTTTCGGTAAAATAAATCATTCAGCCTGCCATGAAGCTGTATCAATTACGATTATGTCGCATAAATCAATGATACGCGAGCATTAGAGTTAATGGTGGACGTACCGCCGTCCGATACAGCCGCCGTAGTCACTGCATCGTAGATCTCAACTCCAGTTACCGCGCCAACTAGCAGCGAGTAAATATGACCCGAGCTTTGTAATTTGCAAAGGGGTTGATGGATAGTGCATACCGCTTGAGCATTTATGCCTACCGTAGAGCCTGTGCTGCCGGAGGCGCTGTTCTCGACGTGCGGGCGCTTAATGGTCCACCCGGCATTATTGATGCGCAAGCCCGTGCCACCGCCAGTGGTGCCGAAGTGCTGAAAGCCTTCAACTTCGCATCGAGCGCCGTCACCAGCAATCTGTAATCCGCTGACACTGCCCTTATGGACGTTTTTGCCGCCAATTTTAAAGTCAACGCAGGCTGCAGTGATCGT